GATCGGTAGCCTCTCTTTCAGATTTACGACCATCTGCTCCTGTAAATCCGATTCCGTTGTACTCTTCAGTTGCGTTATCCTTCTGCTCATCTTTAGTCTGGCGAGCAAACAATGCTATCAGCGCCCGTCCTAATACTAATGACTTATCTTTCGTCTCTAAGAGGCTAATCAGCGATTCCTTCGTTACGATCTTGATTTTGGCGTTTTTTGCGTTTTTCATAATATGTGTGTGTTTTTGTTTACTTAAATATAGGTAATTTCTCCTACCCCACAACAAAATATTCTATTTATTTTCGCTCAGAATTCGCTGATTTAAGTGTTATTTAGATGTTTTAAGTAATAATTCAATATAATCTATTGTTTTAATCATTTTAATCTACTTCTAGTATTAATATTTACTAAAAGTTCATGGCGCGACCTAGTCCTCAGGTTGCGTTTAAAAAGCTACTGATTACTAGGTCGCTTCATGTTAATCCGATCAATTATAGAATCTACTTATCGAAGGTATTGATCCCTCCGTCTATCTTCCCGCTCATTCCTTGCTTTAGCGCCACGGTAGTTGTGTTGATAGAAGTCCTACAGTACAACAATACAATATTCATCGCTGCAGATCCAGCGTCGACCGACGAATAAGGTGATAATGATTTATAATTTCTCGTGATCCGTCTTTGGCAGGTTTTTGAGCTTATTGGCGAAATGCCGTTTCTCTCCAGGCGTGCCTCTTAGTTTTGGTAGCTCTTCGTTCTTGAAATGTATCTTTGAACGTAACTTTCGCTGAGCTTGTTTCTCTGATAGTAATTGCTTTTCTGTTTTAAACGTACCTTGAGATGACCCCTTTAGGATGGGTAATTGAGGTACGCGTTCCATTAGCGTTCCATCTTTACAGGTGATTTGTTTAAGAATCTCTTTTGGAAGATCTTTCTCATTTCCTACGAAACGCATCTCATGTATAACTTCGATGGTCTTCTTTCCATCACTATAGCAGTAGGTTGGCATTAAATATAATCCTTTAAAAAGTTAACGTTCTTTATCTTGCGTAATCTCTTGATAGCTCTAATCTTTATGTTAGCTATATCTTTCTCCTTCACACCTAAAACTTTTGAAATGTCGCTATGTCTTCTGTGCGGCTCTTCGTTAAGCCCTAAAGATAATACTAAAATGTCATACTCGTATTGCGAAAGGTGGAATAAAAATCTATCTAAGTCTTTTATTACAGATTCGAGATGATCAGTAACATCGATATCTAAGTCACCCTTAGTCATATCTTCTAGAGTTGTCTCATCATCACCTTCGCCGCTAACAGCTTCATGTATTGACTTTACCCTACCTCCATAGATTATGGCTTCTAGTAAATCCTCTCTACTATATTGACCTTCCAGTTTCGCTTCCAGTTCTTCCATCGTAGGATATCTACCTATCTCTTGTTCGAGATTAATGATTTCCTTTCTAATCTTCTGAACTAACATCTGTCTATTAGCTGGAAGTGAGATTAGTCGTTTGTTAGGATCCATCGTAGTGAAGATTCTAATTCTAATCCACCATACAGCATATGAGAAGAACTTAAGATCTTTTTCTAAATCGAATCGCTTAGCTGCATCTATTAATCCGAAGTTACCTTCCGATATCAGGTCGAGCAATGGTACACCTTGACCTTGATACCTTTTAGCTACTGATACTACGAATCGAAGATTAGCTTTGACTAGCTTATCGAGAGCGGAATTCATGTCTGCGGCATTGGTCTGTATCTTAAGAATCAACACCCGCTCCTCTTCTTTTGTAATAGATTCAAACTTACGAATCTCTTCAAAGTACCTATTAAGGTTCTCTCCGTCTTGTATGGTGATTAGCTTACTACCTTTCTGGATCTGCATGGCTGTAAATGTAGTGAGTGAATTTATTTATTCCTAGAAAGTGTCTTCTCCAGATCTATTTTTATTTTTTCAAGATCGGTTTTTTTAAGAGGTGAGTTATGTACCTTCATTTTTAATTTACCTCGTCCATGGTTAACGTGACCTATTATGTTATACTACTCTTGAAGAATGGAGAATAGAGGAGCTTCTCTAAACTGTTCAACCATATCTACATTAGGAAAGGATATTTCTATTATAGGCATACTTCTAGGTTCGCTAATTAAAGTAAGAATTGCTCTAATTGCTTGAATAGTTCCTATAACTATCGTGATTCCAAATATGATAATTAGATAGATGAGTGGCTGGTTCTGCATATAGATGTAAGTGAAGGTTTAGTTCTTTCATAATCCTTTTTCATTAGATTCTTTAACTCAAGAATATCTGTAGTATCACATCTAGTCCAGTTAGTCTCCATGAACATTTCTATAGTTCCATCAATTGTTTCATCTGAGACTGGATGTTTCCAGTACTCTCTAACATTAATCTCAAATCCTTTTCTAAAGGTATTGTAATAGATACTTACACTACGATGCTCTGTTTCAATCAATTCAATTGTATTTTCACCAGCACCATTCTCTCCATCATCTTGTATTATAATACCTAAGGAAGGTGTAAATGGAAATTCGAATTCTTTTTTGACGGCTATTCTCCATCCTCCATAATTAAACGTTACCCAAATTTCTGTTTTCATGATTTAGAAGTTTAATGCACAATACTTACCTATCAGTACAGCATCAACTATTCCATCATGTGCTGTTCTCGATCTTTCAGTAGCAAAAAATGTTTCTTTTGGAAATAATCTATTAGCCGCTACTAAGCTAGTAGCTTTCGTATCTATTTTATACTTAAACTCACCTTTCTTATTCTTCTCATGAAAAGCTGGTTGACCTTTCTGCTTCTTCATTACAGGATTAACTACAGGCCGAATTCCTTCCCACATCTGCTTCTGCCATTTCTTAGCTTGAACTTTTGTATAAGGAATCTGTAGTGCTTGTAACGCTCCTACTATTAAACCATTATTAACGCCAAAAGTAAAGTTAGAAGATGCTGATGATCCGAATACGCTATGTAGATCTTCCATTAAAACATGAATGTCTTCTAATGGATAAGCGACAATCTGATTGATCATTTGTCTCATGTCAAGCTCGTCTGCAATCTTTGGTATGACTGAGTAATGAACTAATTGACCTTCTCTGAATATAGCAATAGCGCCGTTCGCTCCAATATCAATCCCAACTCTAATTTTTGTCATGCGAATTCATTAATTGCTTTTAAGATACCTACCCATAAATCTTTATTGTCGTATTCTAATTGAATCACTGCTCCTTCTAAAGAGATTTCAATGTAGTACATACTCGAAGTATCACCATCCGTCCATGATTGCATACCTCTATAGAACGCCCTTCGCATCTCGAAATGAAGAAGATTGTTTATATAGATCTTGAGTGACTTATGCTCCCGTAGAACTGTAATTGTATCTTTCATTAATGTGAGTAGTGTTTAATATACATCGCTTGCTGTCTTAATCCAAATTCTCTAGTAATTACATTAGGAGCTGACGCATCTTTCATGTAAAGCCTTAATCCGCGAACCATACTTTCAGCATCAAACAATCTAGTTCTACCTTGAATCATACCATTTACATCAGCAAAATCTAAAATACAAACTTCAAGTTCCTTTACCGTTTCACATTGATTAACTCTCTCCCACTTCTGTAGTTGTTTTTCTTGCGGTGTAGCTTCTTTTTTAAGTAACTCCTTAAGTCTAACAATCTCTGCAATAACATCATCACCTAATTCAATCTTAGACATCATAATTAAGTCTGCGATTTGAGATTCTAGTAGGCGTATTAGTTTGGCTTCATTACTATTCATAATACTTTACTTTTACCGTTTTGTTTTTCAATTAATATTGTATTAGCATATACTAAATCAGCTCCTGCATGAGTAACTAGGATGATTGTCTTTCCTAATTGATTAAATGCATTAGCTGCATTAGCAACTCCAATTGAATCTAGAGGGTTGATTAATTCATCATTACAATAGAAATCAAAACCTCCATACTTACTTGACTGATTAATTAGTTGTTGAAAAGATAAGTCGACCGCTAGATTTAATCTAACCTTCTCACCCTCACTAAATTGAGTAAATGGTTGAGGGTTAGTCCAGTTACGATAGATTACAGGTTCTAGTGATTGTCTTAACTCTCCAGATCTTAGCTTCTTGAATCCTTCAATAAATAGATTAAGGTCACTTCCATTGGCAGTCAAGTGATTATTTACTAATGAGCATATACTTTCGATAGGTTTATTACCTAAGAAGAACTTGAAGTCTTCAAAGTTCGTTACCCATTTGTTATGATAATCTAATTGCTCAGTAGATTTTTGAAGTTGTTGTTCGAATACCTTTAACTCACCTAACTTCTCATCTATTCTCTGCTGAGCTTCTAACTTCTCGTCAACAATAGTTCTACCAGCTACCAAGTCTCTTTCAAGTGATAACTTTTCATACTCAGCTACTAAGCGCTCTTGACTCTTCTGTATAGATTTGATAGTATTGGTACATAGATCGATTTCACGCTCTACAGATCTATTCGCTGTCTTTAGAGCTGATATTTCTTCAAGAAGTTCACGAATATCCTGCTTAGCTTTCTTAACATTATCCCTCTCTACTTTAAGCTCCTCTAATGCTTCACGGCTAACAGCTAGATCTTCTTCAGTATAATGTGCTTCGCTATGTAAGTTGAACTCATGATTACACTTAGGGCAAGTAATTAATCCTGCTAAGAAGTTCTGAATAGTACCTATCTCTTTCTGTAGCTCACTCATTAACTCTACAATCTCTTTGTCATCTAACTCTTTTAGTTGAGCATTAAGATCAATCTCATCCTGAGGATTAATTGTAGCGAAAGAGTTACCAAATTCTTTCTGAAGTTCTTCTTGCTTAGCTATCTCTTCATCTTTATGTCCGAGAGTAATTTCAATAGCACTAAGTTGCTGCTCTAAAGTATCCAGCTGCTTCTGTTTGTTTTGTTCGAACGCTTCAACGTTAAGTGAATCCTCTAATGCTTTAATGTATCCTTGTTGAGATGCTATTAGGGTGTTGTAATCTGTAATACCTTGCTTATCAGTCTTTATCTCAACCTCTAGTGCTTGAATTACCTTATCAACAATACCAGCCTTACTGAATCTTGAAATTACATCAAGCTTATTGTTTGTATTGATACTTAGAAAAGGTTGATATGCAGACTTAGAGATTATGAAATAGTTCAGAAGATCTCTCTCTGTAATGTCAAGGATCGATTCTAGAATGTATTTATTTCCTAGCTTAACATCAACACCATTCTCTACACCTTTCTTTGTTGGAATCGTATCTGGAGTTTTACCATTAACTAATAAGGTAAGCTCCTGACCTCTTGTATTGTTATAGAGCCTGCGAGTAATCTTACAAGTTAGATTATGTTCCTTATTAACAAGAGAGCATTCAACTAAATAAGAAGAAGCGTCAGTATTCCAATTACAACAATCCTTTACATGCCTTCCTGTTAAAGAGTAACCTAATAAGGCGATAGCTATGACGTCAACGAAAGAAGTCTTACCTCCTCCATTAGATTGCTGACCTTCGTTATCCTTATTCTCAGCCCTTACTACATAACATTTCTCAAGGAAATCGTAGTTGACCTCATCGAAGGACATGAAGTCTTTTGCGTGTATGTTTTTTAACTTCCACATTACTTCTTCACAGATAGTTCATCTTTAATCTTTGCTTCTAATTCATCCATCAGCTCAGGATTGTCTTTAAGTAAGGTTACGACTGTATCTCTACCTTGACCTAACTTATTATCGCCGTAGCTAAACCAAGATCCAGCTTTCTTGATAATACCTAACTCTGAACCTATATCAACGATTTCTCCTGCTTTCGATATTCCTTCTCCGTATATAATATCGAACTCTACTGTCTTAAACGGTGGAGCCATCTTATTCTTAGCAACCTTTACCTTTACTCGATTACCTGTCAGATCTTCACCGTTACCACCTTCCTTCGTTGTTCCTATCTTTCTAATATCTAATCGTACAGATGCATAGAATTTTAAAGCATTACCGCCAGTCGTTGTCTCTGGATTACCAAATACTATGCCTATCTTAGATCGTAGCTGGTTGATGAAAATACAGGCACAACCTGTCTTATTAATAGCTCCCGTTAACTTCCTTAACGCTTGAGACATTAATCTAGCTTGCAAACCCATCTTACTATCTCCCATCTCACCATCAATCTCTGCTTTCGGTACTAGTGCTGCCACACTATCGATAACGATAATATCAATCTCACCTGAACGTATAAGATGCTCTGCAATCTCTAACGCTTGTTCTCCATTATCAGGTTGAGATATGAATAAGTTTTCTGTATCGATACCTAACTTCTCAGCATACGTTTTATCAAATGCATGTTCGGCATCAATGAATGCAGCTATACCTCCTGTCTTTTGAACTTCAGCAATACAATGCATCGTTAGCGTTGTCTTACCTGATGATTCAGGTCCGTAGATCTCTATAACTCTACCTCTAGGAATACCTCCTATACCTAACGCTAAATCTAATCCTAAGGAGCCTGTTGATATTACAGGAACATCTGTTATCGATTCATCACTTAGTTTCATTACAGCACCTTTGCCATATGACTTCTCTAGCTTATCGATAGTAAGTTGTAATGTCTTTATTCTCTCCTTGTTGTCTTTCTTTATCATATATTCTTCCTTAGTAGTTTCTCGCCGAATGCTGAATCTTCAATTTTACGATCTACACTCCAATCCCTGTATAGTTCAACAATATCTCCTGAAGTAAATGTTACCTGAGAAGTTTGAAGGCTATTATTAATTGTAACCTCCTTATGTACTTCTACCTTAACTCCTATTTGAGTAAGTTGTGTTACTAGCGGTTTTAGTTGTTCATTAATCTCACCTTGAATTCTAAACCTTAACTTCGCTTCATTCCCTTTCTCTTTAGCTTTATTGATCGTATCTAATGATAGATCTGAAGCCATCATATCTATAGTGATGTATGGATTGAATTCGAAATTAAAGAATTCATAAGAACCATCATCATAAACCACTACAGCACCCTTCTCTGCATCTTCTCCAAAGTTTCTAGGATCGGTTGATCCCATATAAACAATTCTACCATTATCGAATACTTGCCTATTATGATAGTGACCTACAAATACTTTATTGAAGACTTTAAAATAGTGAATAGGTAATTCACCTTTAGCTTGTATACCAGAATTATTTGTTACGCCATCTATTGAACAATGTGTAAGTAGTAGATTTATGATATCATCTCTAAATTGAACTGTATCGATTACTTTGGTTAATCGATCTGGATAAGAGAGGTGTTCATCGAAATAAGGTAGGAAGTAGAAATTTACACTACCTACATTAAAAACGTTCTGCTCATTTACAACAGAGAAAGCTGGATGTCCATTAAATGCATCAAGATAAGAAGACTCACCTACGTAAGAAGTTTTATCATGATTACCTGGTATAGCTATGATCTTTATACCTTGTGCTTCAGCTGAGTCAATTATCTCCTTGAACGTAGTTAGTACCACTTGAGGTTGACCTTTGCGTAGAGTAAAGATATCTCCTAAATGTAGGAGAGTATCTAGGCTTAACTGTTTACATAATTCAAAAGCCTGAGCGAAAACACTAAGATTTTGTTCTGTTGTGTTCTCGCTCAGGTGTGTATCAGTAATTAGTACAGCTATTGGATTTCTATTTCTTTCCAAGGCGGTTTCTTATTTCTGCCATCTTTTGCGCTGCCAATACGGCTGCTGAACTTGGTGCTGGAGCTGCCACCTCTACTTCTTTCTTAGGTGCAGGAGTTGCCGCTACTGGAGTTGCTATCTTCTTAGGTGCTGCTACTGGTTTCGCTAACTTAACAGGCTCTTTTATTTCCTCTTCATGCTCGCCAGCCATTTCTTCTTCACCCTCCTCTTCAACCTCATCACTAACTGTGTCAGTTTCTGTAGCACCTTCTGGTACTAAATCAAGTAACTGATCCATTGCGGTTTGGAATTCATCATATTGAAAGACTCCTATGTTAGCTCTGAATAAGGTACCTTCCTTATCCTTAAGTTCCTTAGAAGCTAACTCCTGTTCGAAGTTCATCAAACCTTCAATCTGAGATTCAAGATCACTACGCTTGAAAGATTTAACGTAGGTCTTATATAGAGGTTCAAGTTTCGAGAACGCTTCAAGCTGTTCGTCTGTCAATGGCGTTGGAATAAATTCCATGTTCATACCATTTCTCCTCTTCTCTAAAGAAACTTTGTATTCTGTTTTCAAACCTTCACCGGTCTTATTGATGATTACAGCAATACCTTGATCTGGATCAGTAAATGGATCTGGTGATACCGGATCATTACCTACAAATTCAATAGCAAGATCTTGTAGTTGTGTCTTAATCGACTTCTTCAATTCTAAAATACCTACAGGACTCCAAGCACCTCCTTCAAACTTAGATGCATACACTACCCAGGAATCTCCAGGTTTAACACCATTCATTCCTGTCAAGTGGGCCCAAATTCTATCTCGGTGTTTCTGGTCATCGGTGTAAGCTGGAATAGCTTTGTTCTTAGCTACCTTCAAGTATTCTTCTACAAGATCTATTGGTAGATCTCCGTGAACTTTACTATTAAAGATTGGAGTTCTCTTGAATTCCTTCTTACCTTCGATAGGCTTGTTGTTATCATCATAAGCCTGTCTCTCTACACTTAGGAAAGTTACGCACTTAGCTTCGCTATATGTTTTACCTCCACCTTCCGGATGACACGGAAAGAAACGAAATTTGTTATCACCAGGCTTTACTGTTAGATAACCAACTCTATCTCCTCCACCAGAAGGTCTTTTTGTTTCGTGTTCACTGTCTTGTTTTTTTAGTTCAGCCATTGGTGTTGGCTTAAACTTACTGCGATCAAATCCCGGCATGATTTTTAAAATTTACGTTGTGAATTTATTTTAACTCTTAAATGTAATTACTTTTTCAGTGCTTATCAACGAAATCATTTCTAAAGCTGCGAATTATTACTCCATTAATTTCACCTTCTAAGATGTCCTTTTCGAACTCTTCGGGTTTAACTTTAGTTGAAACGATATCTAACTTCTTACTCTTATCTTTCGCTGCCCAATATAATCCGTCAACAATGTCGACTTGGCGTTGAACTTCGAAGACCTCGAACTTCTTTATCTTATACTGCGGATCTCTCTTGATAGCCATATCAATAGCTGTCTCGGTAGCTTTCTCTCCGTCGCCTATTAATTTCTTCTTGTACTCCTCATACTTCTGAGCTTCGAATACTTGAAAATCGAATTGAACCTCTCTTAGCAGATTCTCAATCTCCGCCTTAATGTTTGAAATTCGGTTAAAGTATACAGGCCAAGTTACCATATCAACTAGTAAGTTGAATGTATCGACTTGCAATAGATCTTCAACATCAATATCTGAAGAACCAAAGTCTTTGATTTCAAAGACTAAAGTTTTATTCTTCAGATGGATTTTTGTTTTTTCGACCACTTATGCGTTGGTTTGCGGCTCTTGCTCTTCTACTGCTTCTACAACTTTCGTAGCTTTCGTAGC